GGGTCGCGCAGCGCCTTGGCAACGCGCTTGCCCCAGTCGGATGCCATTAGCCGCCCCGGTAGATGCTGGTGGCGCGAGGACGGAAGAACGCGCTGCTGCTCACGTTGTTGTACCAGGCGAGATTGTTGATCGGCACAACGGCCACCTCACCCACGCCGGCATCGGCGGCCTTGGCCACCGCTCCGAAGATCATCTTGCCGTCCCGCAGCGCCTCGAGCATGGCACGGGCCTGGGTCACCCGCGCCTCCACGGCCGGGGTTATCTTCATGGCGCGGCGCTGGAACAGCATCTCAGTTGCTAGGTCCACCGTCAGCATCACGAGGAGGCCGTCATTGGCGGTCGCCAGCGCGTTCAGGTCGGTGTCCGTGTAGATGTTCCCTACGCGGGCATACGCTTGCACCACGCTGCTGGCGCGTTGCAGGATGGTGTCCACGAGGCAGTTCGCGCCGGGGTTGTTGCTGCCCGTATCGCTTGAGAGCTGCGCGATGATGTTGGCATCAAGCGATGACTCAAGTTCCGCATAGCCGGCGTACTGTGGCATGGTGTCCCCTTATGCGAACACGGGGGGGCAGGAATCGAAACTCCTGCCCCCCCATGACTGTGGCGAACGAACGTCAGCTCGTGATATCAGCAACCAGGAAGCCGGACACCGGAGCAACCAGTTCCGAGGTGCTGTTGTCAATCACGCGGCCTTCAATGCGACGATCACGCGGATCGTCCCAGTTCTCAACCGTCATGTCCTCAAAGGCGAAAATCTGACAGGTAGAGAACGAAGTGGAACCTTCCACGCCCACCAGGCCACCCGGACGGCTCACGAAGATCGCCGAGTTGCCGTAGACGAACGAACGAGTGGTGCTGGAAGCACCCTTGCGGGTGGTGACCTTCACGCTGTCATCGACCACGACCTGCACGCCGAAGAGGTTCGGAGGGAGGCCGTACTTGGCGAACGTGTCCGCACCCTGGAGGAAGGGCAGAGCAGCCGGGTAGTTCTTGACGTAGTCACGAACTTCCGAAGTCTGCGAAAGAGCATTCGCAATGGTCGGGGAAATGACCATCATGATGTCAGTCTCACCACGCACCGCGCCGCCCGTGGCAAGCGAAATGCGCTGGAGAGCCTGCTGAATGCCCTTCTGAATGCGGTTGTCCGGGCTACCAGCACTCGTCCACGGGCCACCAGCAGCCGAAGCCGTACCCGTTGCAAAGTAGTTGCCGACTGCGGTGAACGCATTGACGGCCGCCGTATTGGTCAGGGCGGTCGCGGTACGCATCGAGCGCGCCGTCATGGCGAGCTGCGCCTTCGCACGAGCGTGCTGGGCGACAACGTCCCACGCGGCCTGCTTCACGGTCTCGTTCGGGATGTAGAACGGGTAGGCGTAGCGGGCAGCGGTGAACGACACGAAGTCGTGCTGGTTCATCTTGCCGACCGGGCGGTCGTTGCCCAGGGGCCAAGCGAACTCGTTCACATCAGTCACGCGGACGTTGTCGTCCGAGTCAAGACGGAGGTAGTAGCCCGTCATCTGCTGCGTGGGAACGATCTGCGCGTACTTTGTGATGGGGAAGGTGTTCACCGCACGGGTGAATTCAACCTGGAGAGCGCCCGTTGCAAGGGCATTGGTGGAGGGGACGAACGTATTCAGTCCGCCACCGACTGCGACATAACTCATGGTAAGACCTCCTTAGGGTCAGGGATCAGATCGCCTTGGTGGCGGGGAGACGGTAAGCCCAGAAGATCGCGCCAACCGACGCGGCCTCAAGAGCAACGAACAAGGGAACATCACCCGAAGTGGTGGTTGCCACGGCAGCGCCAGCGGTGGTTGCCTTGACGGCATCACCAGCGGCAATGGCGGTGGAGCCGTTGCACTTGAGCTGCACGCAGTTGGACGGCTGGAGGCTGATCGGGTCGCCGGCAGCCGCGTGGAGCGCGGAGTCGAAACGACGAGTCGAACCGTCAGCAGCGCCGACAACGTAATCAGCAGCCGCGGTGGAGGCCGAACCCGTGAATGCCGTGGTGGACATCTTCACGATGGCGTAGGGGTTGATGTCGCCGCTGGCAACGAGATTGGGGGAGAACTGAAGCATTTCTGTAATGTCCTTCTGCGATTAACGCTTGATGCGGGAGTTGATGGCCTTGGCGAACTCTTCCGGCTTGCCGGCGAATTCCTTGACCAACTGGGAGATGTCGCCACCGCTGACGGTCTTCGGCATGGCCGCACGGCTCATGTCAATCTTCGCACCGATGGGATCACGGGAGAACAGGGAACGCCACGACTCAAGCAGGGCAACCGGGTCGCGGCTGGCCTGGAGCTGGGTCATCAGGTTGTCGCGCTGCGACTCGGGGATGCGGTAGCCGTCCTGCTCGAGGATGTCGATCTCGCGGGAGAACTTCTCGCGGCGAATCTCGGCCTCGAGGCGTTCCATGCGGGACTTCAGGCGGGCGTTCTCCGAACGCAGCGAGTAGGTCGAACGGGCAGCGACCACGGGCATGGCCTCTTCCTCTTCGATGTCCACCGAATCCGGCGCACCCTCGTGCGAACCGATGTCGATGTGGACGCCGTCCTCGGCGTTCTCGTCCTTATAGTCCATGTCTTCCATGGTCTCGGCGGACATCTCGTCCTTCTCGTCCTCGGACTCGTCCTCACCGAACTTCTTCTTCATCATGTCAGCGAGTTCGCCGATGGCGCACTTCATCGCCTCAAGCTCTTCGCGGTAATCGTTGGATGCCATTGAGGCTTCCTCCTTGGTGGTCGCCGGGACAAAGGTGTTGAGTCCGCCTCCGACCCCGGCGAGGTCGAAGTTTGACTTGGAACAAGTGATCTTCTTCCCCTCGCGGGCGAAGTGGGTATCAGGCAGCGGCCGGCGCGGGGTCTCGCGGCCCAGCAGGGCCACTTCCGACAGGTGGTTCGATTCAGCCCAAATCTCTGCCGACCGACGCGGGAACGCGTTGGTTGCAATGAGGCTGTCGAAGATGGGCTTGTTCACCTCCATGTCTCCCACAATGTAACCGATGCCATTGCGTTCTTCGTAATTGATCGAAGGAATTCTGCCAACGGCGCTCTTCGGCTCGTCCCCGTTCTTCTCGTGCATGACTACGACCTGGGGGAAGGAGCCACGCGCCATGTGGGCGCGGGTGGCGCGGACGATGGACTTCAGGCGCTCGTTGTTGAACCGCTTCAGCTCCGGGTCGGCCTCACCATCGTCAATGGCCGGGTCGAACGCCATGAACAACTCCACGCGCTCAATCTTGATCTTCTCGCCGTCATCCTGCACGCTGTGCGATGCCTTGCTATTCACGGTCTTGTCCTCCTTGCGGTCAAGTTCCTTGCTCTTGCGGTCAGCCCAGGCCTTTCCGGCATCGCCACCCCACAAAAGCCACGCGATATACCCGGCCGAATCCTTGCCCCAGCCCTCGCCCTTCTTGTCCACCTCGTGGCGGGCGAAGTAGGAGTGCATCCGGCGCACCGTGTCCGGGGACAGGTTGACGCGGTTCTTGATGTCCCGCGCCCGTGCCACGCCGACCTCCGTGCCACCGCGGCCGTGCTTGTCGCGCAGCGCTAGTCCACGCTCGGCGTTGGCGGCCATCTCTTCGGTTGGCTTGAGGTCGATCATTGTTTATGCGCTCGCAAGAAGTGCTGCAATAATTCGTCCAGAAATTGTCTTGTAGCCGCTTTCCGACAAATGGATGCGTTCCGTGCTGGCATTGGCAAACCATGTGACATTTGATCCGCCTCCGTAAATCATATCGCTGTAAGAAACCAGCGTTGGAAGATTCACAATTGTGTACTGAGGCGAAGAACTTGCAAGGGCTATAGCCGAAGCTCTATAAGCTGTCATGGTGTCTACAGCTTCGTTTTGATGTGACACAAATCCCAAGAAAGCGAGATCAGAACTTGGATATCCAAGTGCTGTCCATTCTGTTGCACATTGTTCAAAGAATGTAGTGGCGCTTTGACTCCAAGGATTTACGCCAGTATTTGCTCCGCCTTGAATGCAAACAATAACGCGACCAGATCCACCACAAACAATTTGCCTTGATCGTGCTTCTTTGAGGTACTGTCGAACGATTGGCGCTGCCTGCACTACGTTGCTTGCAACCGTATCCATGCTTGCGCCACCGTGATGGCTTATGCAGGTAACCGCGTATCCCTTTCGCGGAGTGCAAATAGAGTTCAAAGCAACCGCCATCGGGCCTGTAATTCGGCTAGTTGAAATGCTGTTTGCTGCAAAAGCGTATTGGCATTGGATGTTTGTTCTTGCGCTGTCAGCAGCAATAGTAAGAGTTGAGGTAACCCACTCATAGCTTGCCTGGTTGCAATCAATTGACGTAGTTCCATAGACAGTATACGGAGCGACATCTAGACGATTGGCAAGACGAAGGGTTCCCATAGACGGACCCTTGCCGTGAACTACGCGATACAAGATTTGCAATTGAGTCCACGACATTCGGGTGGTGCTTTCATAAGACAACACACCTCCAAATGGATCTGCCCAATCTCCGCTGGCAATCCAACCATAGTCAAATGGAC